TACTTGCGCGTATCTTCAACAGATGACGGCGATGCGGACACATCTGCCAGCATTGAGCCTGACCGGGTCGAAGTCGTCCACACCCAGCCCAGACTGGCCACACCGATGTTGGGGTCAGAGACATATGGCCCCTTCGTCGCAGCTTGGGCAGAAAAAAACATGCCAGAGCCGTTGATGGACTGGCAACGCATAGCCCTCGACGGCCAGCTCGAACATGTCGACGGCATATTCCGACGCTCAGAATCCCTAGTGTCCGTCGCACGACAAAACGGCAAAAGCTACGCGCTCCAAGCCCTCATCGGATGGTGGTGCACCGGCATGCCGTTCATCGCCGGCCGGCCCCAGAAGATCGTGTCCACCGCACACAAACTCGACCTAGCGTTCAACATGTTCCGCGAACTGGCACCCATCCTCGAAGCCAAATACGACGCCAAGGTGAACTGGTCGTATGGCCGCAACTTCGTCGAAATGCGTGACGGCACCCGCTGGCAAGTCATGGCCGCCACACCACAAAACGCGCACGGCGCCACCGCCGACCTCGTCGTCATCGACGAAGTTTGGAACGTCGCACCCGAAGTCGTGTTCGACGCCTACCGGCCCACCATGACAGCACGCCCCAACCCGCTCATGTCAATGTGGTCAACCGCCGGCGACGAATCAAGCGCCGTGATGCTGCAACTACGCGAACAAGCCATCAGACACCTCGACGACGGCACACCATCGGGCCTGTACTTCGCAGAATGGTCACCGCCACCCGGCAGCAACCTCGACGACCCAACAACATGGGCGTGGTCCAACCCGGCGCTCGGCAACACCATCACCATCGACCGGCTACGACGCATGGCCGAAACACCCAACCGTCAAGCGTTCTTGCGTGCCCATTGCAACGTCTGGGTCAGCGCCGCCAGCAGCTGGCTACCGGCCGGCCATTGGGAAAAATGCGAAACCGACGCACCGATGCCACCCGGCGGCATCCTCGCCGTCGACTCCGACGTCACCGACCTCCGCTATGTCGGCGTCCGCGTCGCACCAGACGACACCGGCCAACTACATGTCAACACCGAATTCGTCGTCGACTCAGCACAAAAAATGTGGGACCAAATCAACACGATCATGGCGGCCGACACCACGATCACGCTGGCGCTAACACCTGGCTTCTATCAGCTAGTGCCACCCGAACTAGTTGACCGATGCCGCGACTTCGGCCAACGCGAGCTGACCATGTTTACCGCCATCGTCCGCAACATGATCCTCGAACGCCGACTAGTTCACCACGGCCAGCTATCACTAGCCGAACAAGTCAACCGGGCCGTCGCCGGCCGATCATCTGGCACCATCACCCTCAGCTCCCAAAAATCACCGGGACCCATCGAACAATGCCGATGCATGGTCGCCGCCGCCGGCCTCGCCGCAGCACCAGTTTCTAAAATACAGAAACCAATGTTGGGCATAGCCAGATAATCCACAACCTGTGGCTAAAGTTGTGGATGTGGGACTATTCCGCACAAAGCCTGAGCCGGCTATCGGCACCGCCTCCGTGCAGGCAGCCGCAGGCGCGTCGGGTCGTCCCGGCGCGTTGCAGTACTACGTCGTCGGAGCGAGTACGCAACGCGCCTTGTCTATTCCGACAGTTAGCCGCGCCGTCGGCCTCATCACCAGCATGGTTGCCGGCCTCGACTTCCGCACCTACACCATGCAATGGGACCCCGAAGTCGAGGATTACGAACGCATCTACATCCCCGGCGAATCATGGATGACACGACCGGACCCGCGCACCACCCGCAACTTCATCATGGCCGCCACAGTCCGCGACCTGATGCTGTCTGGTCGCGCCATGTGGTATGTGACCAGTAGATACTCGACCGGCTTCCCCGCCAGTTTCACATGGCTACCGCACGACAACATCAACACCTACGACCAAGCCGGCCCAGAATGGTTTGGCCCCGCTAGCAACATCGAATTCAACGGCGTCGAAGTCGACCCCGACAACGTCATCCAATTCCTCAGCCCAATTAGCGGCATGTTGTGGACCGGAAACCGCGCCATCCAAATCGCGTACGAACTCGACGAAGCCGCCCGCCGCTACGCCATCAACGGCGGCGGCATCGCCAGCGGATACCTCCAACAAAAAGACGGCCAACCCATGGGAGGCGACGAACTCGCCGAACTGGCCGCAGCATGGTCCGAAGCCCGCGGCAGCCTCGCCGTCGGCGCACTCAACCAGCATGTCGAGTGGCGCGAATTCCAACAGGACCCCGCCAAATTGCAGCTCATGGACGCACGCCAACACAGCGCCCTTGAACTGGCCCGCGTCTTCCAAGTACCCGCCTGGCTTGTAGGTGTCGCCATTGGCGGCATGACCTATCAAAATTCTCAACAGGCCCGCCGCGACCTGTTCGAATTCGGCGCACGACCATTCATCGACTGCATCCAAGAAACACTCAGCCAAGACAACGTCGTCGCCCGCGGCAAACATGTCGAACTCAACGTCAACGGATACCTCAACCGTTACGAAGCCGCCGTCGAAGATGGCATCATGGTCGAAGAAGACGCACAGGTCATCTAGGAGAAACATGCTCAGATTCGCAGCACAGTCCGTCAGCATCGACGCAGAAGAAAAAGACGGCACCCGCACCATCAGCGGCATTGCCGTCCCCTACGGCGAAACCGCCACCGTGTCAACCGGCCAACAAGTCCGAATCGAACAAGGCGCACTCCCAGTCGACGGCCCAATGCCACGTCTACTCGAACAGCACGACCCCAGCCGCGTCGTCGGCCTCGTCACCAGCCGCGAAGACACCGACGGCGGCATGCTGTTCACCGCCACCATCGCCGGCACCCGCGCCGGCAACGACCTCGTCGAGCTACTCAAAATGGGTGCGCTCGACGCCGTATCAGTTGGCATCGAAGCAACTGACTACGAAATGGACGGCCCAGTCATGGTTGTCCGCGCAGCTGACTGGGAAGAACTCTCAGTCGTCTACCAGCCGGCATTTAGCGGCGCTACCATCACCGACATTGCCGCCTCCGCACAGGAGGAAGCCACACCCACCCCAACAGAGGAGACAGAAGTGTCCGAAGACATCCAACCCGAAGTCGAGGCCGCAAAGCCCGACACCATCCCAACCCAGCCGCTCTACGCGCAGCCAGCCAAAGCGTTCAAGCTTCCTTCGGCCGCTGAGTGGATTTCCGCGGCGCTCATCGGTGGCCATGACTGGCACCAGATGAACGACAACATCCGCGCAGCCGCGCCAGATGTGACCACCACCAACAACGACGGCATCCTCCCTGAGCCAATCGTCGGCCCGGTGTACAACGACTACCTCGGCATCCGCCCGGTCGTCGACGCTTTCGGTGTGAAGGCAATGCCGGCCAGCGGCAAAGTGTTCATCCGTCCGTCGGTATCGACCCACACTTCGATGGCTGCCCAGTCGTCCGAACTCGCCACATTGCAGACCGGCGAATTCCAAGTGCAGGAAAACCAAGTGACGAAGTCAAGCTACGGCGGCTACGTCACCGTGTCGGAGCAGGTGATCGACTGGTCGTCACCAGAAATCATCAACCTCATCCTCGAAGACATGGGCCGCGTCTACGGCCAGACGACAGACAACGTCGCAGCTGACGCGCTCGTCGCCGGCGCCACCACCACCGGCAACTTCACCGTCGCCAACATCGGCGACCCCACGGAATGGTTGTCGTGGCTGTACTCGAACGCCGCGTACATTTTGGCGAACGCCGGCAACGGCGGCCACCTCCCCACGCACCTGTTCGTGTCGGCCGGCAACTGGGAAGCACTCGGCAAGTTGGAAGACGGCCAAGGCCGTCCGCTGTTCCCACAGGTTGGCCCCATGAACGCGTTCGGGACCACCAGCCCCGGCACCAGCAACTTCGTGGCGTTCGGCTTGCAGGTCGTAGTCGACACAAACTTCGACGACAGCGGCGACGGCACCATGATCTTGGGCGACACCACCGGCTTCGAAATCTTCGAACAGACCAAGGGATTCCTCAGCGTCGACAACAGTTCAACGCGCTCACGGGATATCAGCTGGCTTGGGTACTTCGCCACGCTCATGCTTGACGTCGACCGCTACGTCAAAGCCAACTTCGTCTGATAACGCGAGCAGCACGACGTCATGGCCACCTACACCATCACCCACGCATGGCGTGTCGATGGCTATGGCGTCGTGCAAACGCTCGAAAATTTTGACGGCCTCATCGTCGGCAGCGACATCAACGTCAGCGGACTAAGCCAAACCAACCTCAACGGCAACCATGTCGTCGCCAGCCTCACCAACTTTGAACTCACCGGCATCAACGACGAAGGCGACCTCGAATTCGACTACGACGTCTACCGGCCCAACCAAGTCATCTTCGCCGACACCGGCGACAACATCGACCGCACCACAGACGACGGCACGATGCAATACACCCCGACTTGCACATGGGTCGACAACGACGACGTCCTCGAATATTTAGGCATCGACCCAGCCACCGCCAACGACACCGCGTTCGTCACGACATGCGTGTCCGCAGCCAACAGCTGGGCCAGCACCCGCCGCCGCGACGCCGGCTACTTCGACGCCCTAAACACGGCCCCCGACGGAAGCGTCAAACTGGGGACCACAATGTACGCCGCCAACCTCTACCGGGTCCGCGGCAGCGTCGATGGGTACGCCAGCTACGACACCATGGGCACCGTCACACCCATCGGCTCACTAGGCCAGGTCCTTCAACTTTTAGGCTGCGGCCGTCCACAGGTGGGCTGACATGGCTGGCACCGGAGGCTTCGCCGAAACACTCACCAGCGTTGTCAACACGCTCGAAGCGTTAGGGCTGGCAGTCGTCACCGACCCGCGAAACGCCCGGCCGCTCACCGTCTTCGTTGAAGCACCCACCTTCGACAACTTCAACAACAACGTCGCCGATATCACCACCACCGTCCGAATCTTGGCGCCACCCCCCGGCAACCAAGACGCGCTCGACTGGCTAATCAGCCGGGCGTGGGAAATCATGGGAAGTGACCTCGCAGTCGCCGCAGGCCGGCCTAGTGTGGCACTCATCGGCGAACAACAATTACCCGCCTACGACCTCACCATCCGTTTAGGAACAAGGAGAACATGACATGGCCACCGTGGTCAACCTCACCCAGCCCTACGTCGAACTCGACTCAAACGACTTGACCGACCAAGCGACCAGCTGCACCATCACCAGCACCGTCGAATCGCTCGAATCCACCAGCTTCGCCGATGACGCCCGCACCTACACCGCCGGCCTCGCATCCAACGAAATCACGATCACGCTGTACCTGTCGTACGGCGCCAGCGAAGTCGAAGACATCTTGCAAGGACTCGTCGGCACCACCTTCACCACCATTATTGGTGCGACCGGCGACACAGCCGCCGCCGACAATCCCGTCTACACGCTCACCGGCGGGTACCTCGAATCATTCACCCCGATTTCGGGCGATTTTTCGACACTCAGCACCGTCGACATCGTCATCACCGGAGGCGCCCTGACCCGGGCCGTTGCATAACCAACACAGCTAGGAGGCAACTGTGAAACTGCTCACCATCAACGTCGACATCGGCGACGGCCCCACAAGCATCGACACCACCCTCTGGGCGTGGGTGCAATGGGAACGGAAATACAAAACCAAAGCATCCAAAGCGTCGAGCGACATGGGCTTCGAAGACCTCGCCTACTTGGCGTACGAATCAAGCCGCGCCATGAAACTCGTCGTGCCGGCCGTCTTCGACGACTACATCAAAAAGATCGTGCATCTTGAGGTGGTGAGCAGCGAGGAACGCCCTACCCAAGAGGCACCAGACGACGACAGCTAGCCGAACTTCTAGTCCTGTTGCACTGGTGGCCTCCCAACATCGACTTCGATGACCTAGACCTCATCACCGTCATCGACGTCCTACAGGAAGCAGAACGGAAACAAAAACGTGGCAAGCGTTGACATCGGGATGGAAATAGACGGCGCAGCTGCCGCTATCAAAACCCTTGGCAAAGTCGACCCCGAACTACGCAAAGCCGTCATCAAGTCGCTCAAAACCGCGGCACAACCCATGGAAGAATCAGCCAGGCGGCTACTCCCAGCCACCCGGCCCCTGTCCAACTGGGAAAAATGGCGCGGCGGCTACGACCCCAAAAAAGTCGCTCGCTCCATCAAAGTCGCGTTCCGCGGCTCCAAAGTCAAAGGCTCACGCGACCCCGACAAAATTCCCCTGCTCACCCTCCGACAAAAAGACGCAGCCGGCGCCATCTACGACATGGCCGGCCGCCGCTCGACCGGCAACACACCCCAAGGCCAAGCCTTCATCCGTAACCTCAACAGACAAGGCCCAGCATCCCGGTACATGTGGCCCGGCGCCGAAGCAGCCATGCCGCTCGTCATACGGCAAGTCGAAGAAGCCGTAGATGACATGATAAAGATCATCGAAAAGGAGCTGCGCTAATGGCCATATCTGTCCCCATCGTTTCGGACTGGGACCCCACCGGACTCAAAAAAGCCACCAAAGACTTCAAGAAGCTCGAAAAAACCACAGACAAAGCTGCGTTCGCCGTCAAAAAAGCGTTCGTGCCAGCCACCGCCGCCATCGCCGGCCTTACCGCCGCCGCCGGCCTCGCCGTCAAAGCCGCCGTCCAAGATCAAAAACAACAAGAAGAACTCGCACGCCAGCTCGAAGTCACCACCGGCGCCACCGAAGAACAAGTCGCCGCCGTCGAAAAATACATCGCCAACACAGAAATGGCCGCCGCCGTTTCCGACAGCGAACTCCGCCCGGCGTTCGCCAACCTTGTCCGCGCCACCGGCGACGTCACCGAAGCCCAAGACCTAATGAACTTGGCGCTCGACGTCAGCGCCGCCACCGGCAAAGACCTCGAAACAGTCTCAGCCGCACTACAAGAGGCATACAAAGGCGAAGTCGGCCCCCTCAAAGAACTCGACAAATCACTCGCCGGCATGATCAAGTCCGGCGCCAGCGCCGAAGAAGTAATGACCGAACTGGCCGACACCTTCGGCGGCGCCGCCCAAGAAGGCGCCAACACCCTCGCCGGCCGCTTCGAACGCATGCAGCTCCAAATAGCCAACGCTCAAGAAGCCATCGGCTACGCGCTACTTCCGGTCGTCGAAACATTGGTGCCAGTCCTCGAAAAAGTCGCCACCCTCATTGGCGACAACACCGACCTATTCATCATCATCGGCGGCGCCATCGGCACCACCGCCGCCGCCATCGTCGCGCTCAACATCGCCATGAAAGCATGGAACGCCGTCGGCGCAATCACCACCACCATCAACGGCGTCCTATCCACAAGCTTCACCGCACTCCAAGTCGCCAGCGGCATCATCGTCTTCACCGCGCTCGTCGCCATCTTCATCGCCCTTCAAAAACGCTTCGACATCATCGGCAAAATCGTCGCCGGCCTATCCAAACTGTTCGGCGTACTCAAAGACGCCGTCTTCGCCTTCGTCAACTTCCTCATCGACGGCATCAACGCCCTCATCGACTTTGCGAACAAACTGCCATTCGTAGAAATCG